TGGAAGTGCTGAGATGAACGCACAAGAAATCAAAACCGCTGCTGATGGCGCTGCCGTTGTTGTGGGCGTTGCTGGTTTTATGCAATGGTTTCCGCCTATTGTTGGTTTGATTGGCGGGGTGTTAACCGTAATATGGTTTGCAATCCGAATCTGGGAAACCGACACAGTAAAAGGTTTTACTGGGAGGGCAAATGCCAAGCAAGAGCAAAGCTCAACACAATCTGATGGCGATGGTCGCTAATGACCCCGCAGCTTCTAAACGCCTTGGCATCCCACAAAAGGTTGGCAAGGAATTCATGCAGGCCGACAAAGGCCGCAACTTTAACCGAGGTGGTGACATGAAAGAATCGAAAAAGATGATGGGTAAAGAGCTGGCCTTCATGAAAAAGAAGGGCGCTCCGAAGTCGATGGTCAAGCACGAGATGGCCGAGATGAAGGGCATGAAGAAAGGCGGTAAAGCCTACTCTGCCGGTGGCTACACGCGCGCTGCTGACGGTATTGCCAAGAAGGGCAAGACCAAGGGCACGCAGGTCCGCATGATGGGCGGCGGGAAGTGCTGACATGGCAACGTACCGTAAGCCCACTGAAAAAGAACGGTCAAAGCTTGCGCGGTCTCGCGAGATGATGCAGAAAGGTATCGCGGGCGAGAAAGACATCATGTCTCGCTTCATGCCTACGATGGCGAAGTCTGCGCGTGATGACATCCGGGCCGCAAAAGAGATGCGTGAGTCCGTGCCCGAGGCCGCGCGCGAGTACGAAGCGTACCAAGAAGCTGGCTACGCCAAAGGTGGATCGGTCGGGTCCGCCTCCAAGCGTGCGGATGGCTGTGCTCAGCGGGGCAAGACTAAAGGTCGGATGATCTAGGAGACCACCATGATGTCTTCACGCGGCATGGGGGCGATCAACCCCAACAAAATGCCCGGGCCCAAGCGCAAGCAGCGGCGCGATGACACGGCGTTCTACGAGTACGCTGAGGGTGGTGAAGTTAAGTCTAAGGTCAATGAAGCGGGTAACTACACCAAGCCCGGGATGCGTAAAGCCTTGTTCAATCAGATCAAAGGGCAGGCAACGCAGGGGACTGGTGCAGGCCAGTGGTCGGCCCGTAAAGCCCAGCTCTTGGCAAAGAAGTACAAGGCCGCTGGCGGCGGGTACAAAGATTGAAAGCCCCGCAGAAATCGCTCTCTGACTGGACCGCGCAGAAGTGGCGGACCAAAAGCGGAAAGCCCTCCTCTAAAACGGGGGAGCGGTATCTGCCAGAGGCAGCGATCAAGTCTCTTAGCCCTGCTGAGTACGCAGCGACTACGAAGGCCAAGCGAGCCGGGAAAGCTAAGGGCAAGCAGTTTGTAGCCCAGCCTAAAGGGATTGCTCAGAAGACTGCGAGATTTCGATGACCACTACCGGCACCACGGCGTTCAACTTAGAGTTCACAGACATCGCTGAAGAGGCGTGGGAGCGGGCTGGGCGCGAGATGCGTTCTGGCTATGACCTGCGAACTGCTCGCCGGTCTATGAACTTGATGACCATTGAGTGGCAAAATCGTGGCATCAACATGTGGACAATCGAGCAGGGTACGCTGACCCTGACGCCCGGGCTGAACACCTATGCTCTCCCCCTTGATACCATCGACCTGCTCGATCACGTCATTCGCACGGGGCAAAACGCTGCCTCAACGCAGGCAGACCTGAACATCACCCGCATCTCGGTCTCCACCTACGCTACAATCCCGAACAAGCTAGCTCCGGGGCGTCCCATTCAGGTCTGGGTGCAACGGTTGTCAGGGCAGGTATCGCCCACGGGCGCTACGCTCAACGGGACCATCACCAGTTCCACAACCACTATCACACTCTCCTCAACCGCAAACCTTGCCTCTGCCGGTTTCATCCGTCTCGGGTCCGAAGACATCTACTATGGCTGGCTGGACGGTAATAGTCTAGGCGGTGTGGTGCGTGGACAGAACGGAACGACTGCAGCGGGGCATTCCTCGGGGGCTACGGTCTACAACCCCAACCTGCCGGCCATCACAGTGTGGCCCACGCCGGACAACTCGCAGACTTATCAGTTCGTGTACTGGCGCATGAGGCGCGTGCAGGACGCCGGCAACGGCATTGAAACTGCAGACATGAACTTCCGATTCCTGCCGTGCGTGGTGGCGGGGCTTGCGTACTACATCGCGATGAAAGTGCCGGAGCTGATGCCTCGGCTCGACATGCTGAAAGCGGCGTACGACGAGCAGTTCAACTTGGCGGCAGGTGAAGACCGTGAGAAAGCTGCAGTTCGTCTCGTGCCGCGCCGGGCCTTCATCGGTGGAGTGATGTAGTGGGTAATCGGTTTGCCAGCGGCAAGAAGGCTATTGCGATCTGTGATCGCTGTGGCCTGCGCTTCCGCCTGCGCGACCTTCGCACACTGATTGTCAAGACCAAGCCTGTCAATGTGTTAGTGTGCCGGGAGTGCTGGGACCCAGATCACCCCCAGTTGCAATTGGGTATGTATCCTGTAGACGACCCGCAAGCTTTGCGGAATCCTCGCAGGGACACAACGTACGTAACCGCCGGCGTGAATGCTGACGGCAACCTGACTGGCGGCTCACGCGAGATTCAGTGGGGCTGGAATCCGGTAGGCGGAGCAAGTGCAAATGATGCGGGGCTGACGCCGAATTACTTGGTGGCAGTCACGTCTGTTGGTACAGTAACGATAGTGACGACTTAGGAGTCAACATGGACGCTAAGAAAGCGGTGCATAAGCATGAAGCCAACATGCACCCGGGCAAAAAGCCTACGAAGTTTGCCAAGGGCGGCAAGACCAATCTTCAGATGAAACAACTTGGGCGTAACCTCGCGAAGGTTGCAAACCAACAGAAGCCGATGCGGCGTACCCGCATGACTGGGGCTTGAGATGAAGAAAGATTCCAATCAGCCGAAGCCGGCTCCCAAGGTAGACCTGAAGAATTCGGGCTATCCGGAGAAGAACGTCAAGACTACGGGCATCAAGATTCGTGGGACTGGTGCTGCAACTAAGGGCGTGATGGCCCGTGGGCCGATGGCGTAAGCTATGCAATACACTGAGTTGGCAACCAATGTTGCGAACATCGTTGAGAACACTTTCACCGATGCTCAGATGGCGATGTTCGTCCGTCAGGCCGAACAGATCATCTACAACTCTGTGCAGATTGCCAATCTGCGCAAGAACGTCTATGGGCAGTTGACCACTGATAATCAGTATCTATCTGCGCCGACGGACTACCTGTCTACCTACTCTCTTGCCGTAATCACGGGGGTTGTCAACGGTGTTCTCAACACCGGTACGTACTCGTACTTGATCAACAAGGATGTGAACTTCATCCGCGAAGCGTACCCGCCGCCCAACTCCAAGGGCGTACCCAAGTACTACGCGATCTTCGGGCCAAGGTCAGATCTGGAGACGGAACTCTCGTTCATCGTAGGCCCTACGCCCGATCTGGCGTACTACGTTGAGCTGCACTATTACTACTACCCTGAGTCTATCGTTCAGGGTGCGTTGAATACGCTGGGGGCCATCACGGCGGGCTCGTTGTACACCAACGGGACGTATAACGGTGTAGCTCTCACGGGCGGTTCTGGCTCTGGTGCAACAGCTCGGATTGTTGTTTCCGGCGGTGCGGTGACCTCGGTCACGATTCAAAACCCCGGCGTGTTCTACGCAGTGGGGAATACGTTGTCTTGCGATGCGTCGAGCATCGGCGGGACAGGTTCCGGCTTTAGCATCTCCGTTTCTGCAGTCACCAACGCAAGCGGTGTCACTTGGCTAGGCGAGAACTTTGACTCAGCGCTTTTGAACGCTACGGTTGTTGAAGCTGCTCGGTTCATGAAGGCCGAGAAAGAGCAGATGGATATGTACGCTCAGCTCTACGGCCAATCACTGGCGCTTCTCAAGAATCTTGGCGACGGCAAGCAGCGTATGGATGCTTATCGTGATGGGCAGGTAAGGAACCCGGTCAAATGATCGTCCAGACCCAGACCACCAGCTTTAAGGCGGAGTTGTATGAGGCTATCCACAACCTGCTAACGGACACGCTGAAGCTCGCGCTGTATACGGCGGAAGCCAACTTGGATGCGTCTACGACCGTCTACACCACGGAAAATGAGATTACGGGCACGGGGTACAGCGCAGGTGGAAACGTAGTAACCGGGGTGACAATTAACAGCAGTGGCTACACTGCATGGGTGACGTTCAACAACGTGCTCTGGGTCCCGGCAGCCTTTACCACTCGGTGCGCGCTGCTCTACAATGCCAGCAAAGCCAATCGGTCAATCGTGGTACTGGATTTCGGGTCTGACAAAACCTGCATAAACACATTTACGGTCACAATGCCGGGTGATACAGCTACCACGGCTTTGATCCGTTCAAGCAATTGAGGTGAAACATGGAAGAGCGCTCTAAAGCCGGCGGTGTGTTTAAGGTTGTATGCCGGGACTCGGAAGGTCAGATTAAGTGGACGGCGGAGACACCGAACCTTGTCGTAAACGGCGGCCTGCAAGACATGAACACCAAGTACTTTACCGGGGCTGGTTACACTGCCGCTTGGTATATCGGGCTGTACGGCGCTTCGTCTACCAACAACCCCGCCGCTGGTGACACGATGTCGTCTCATGGCGGCTGGACGGAAGTGACTGACTATTCAGGGGCAAATCGCCCGCAATGCGTGTTTGGTACGGCCACCACTGCTGACCCGTCGGTTATTAGCAACTCAGCTTCGCCTGCCACGTATAGCATTACGAGTTCAGTAACGGTTGGTGGCGCGTTTTTAACGTCGGTTGCCGCTAAAAGCCCGGGTAATACTGGAATCTTGTTCTCCGCCGCTGACTTTCAGTCGCCCGGGGACAGGAGCGTTGTGAACGGCGATACCCTAACCGTTACGTACACCTTCAGTCTGGATGCTGCGTGATGGCTACCAAATTCAAGAAGGGTGATGAAGTCAAAGTCCGGCAGATTAATCCCTCCGGCCCTGTTCTAGCCCTCCGAATGGATGAAGACGGCAATGTGTATTGCCTTCTGAAGTGGACTGATGTGGACGGGAATGAACAAGAACGCTGGTTCTTGGAAGACGATCTGATTGCTGTTTAACATGGTGGGGTATGGCCTTTTCAACCGGGTCTTTTGCAGAACTCCCGTTCTCAACGGTTGGGGGTACGTTTTACTCCCCCGTCATATCTGAGTCCGCCACAGGCGCTGACTCCGTCAGCAGTCTTGTTACGTTCCTGTCGTCGGTCTCAGAGTCTGCAACAGGTTCTGATACTGTTTCCTCTACCTTCCAAATCAACTCTAGCGTATCGGAGTCCAGCACCGTTGCCGACTCCGTTGCCTCACTCGTCTCCTTCCCCAACTTTATTTCTGAGTCCGCGACAGGCGCGGATTCGGTTGCTACTGCCGTTACCTTCGTCGTCTCCGTCTCAGAGTCTTCTACCGCCGCTGATTCCTTGACCACGACCGTTACGTTCTTGGCTTCGGTATCGGAGTCTGCAACCGGCTCTGACGCGGTTACCCGCCGGGGCTTGTGGGAACCGGTAGATGACACTCAGAATGCAAATTGGATTCAGATTACGGTCAGCCCGGGAACAGGCTGGACAATCATTCCTACCGTATAGGTGAAGTATGCCGTTAGTCGTCAAAGACCGTGTTAGAGAAACGACCACAACTCTTGGGACCGGGACTATTACCCTCGCCGGGGCGGTAGCAGGTTTTCAGAGCTTCTCAGCTATCGGTAATGGGAATACCACGTACTACACCATCAACCTGCCGGGAGTGAACGAGTGGGAGGTGGGGATTGGTACGTATACCGCGTCGGGTACTACGCTCAGCCGGGATACGGTTCTAGCGTCGTCTAACGGTGGAAGTCTTGTCAGCTTCTCAGCCGGGACTAAGGATGTCTTCTGTACATACCCTGCTGGCAGGTCTGTCTATTACGACACTGCTACAAATGTCTCTATTGCCGGAACGCTCACAACCTCGTTAGACGCATCTATCTACGGAGTCACCGTAGGCCGTGGAGCCGGTGCTGTGTCCACCAACACTGCGGTGGGTGCGAGTGCTTTGGCGGCTAATACGACAGGAGTCGCAAACACCGTTATCGGATCAGAGGCTGGGCTAAGTAATACAACCGCAAACGAGTTAACAGCAATTGGAAGACTAGCAGCGAGAAACAACACCACAGGTCTCTATAACACCGCAGTTGGTTCTCAGGCAGGGCATTCAACGACTACTGGATCGAACAATACATCTATTGGGCAAGCGGCTCTCTACTCCAACACCACCGCCTCTAGCAACACCGCTGTTGGATATCAGTCTTTGTACTCGTACACCAGTGGCTCTGGCGGCACGGTTGCTCTTGGATACCAAGCCGGTTACTCAACAAATGCTGCTTATGGGACGTTTATTGGGCAGACTGCCGGATATTCGTCTACGGGCGCAAATAACACGCATGTTGGTTTCCAAGCGGGTTACTACACCACAACTGGAACCAACAACACCTCGCTCGGATGGTCTGCGTTGCAAAGCGGCGCTTCTGGCTCCAGCGGAGGGAATAACACGGCAATCGGCTCTCAAGCCCTCCTTTCCAACACCACCGCCTCCAACAATACCGCTGTTGGCTATCAGGCTGGGTACAGTAATACGACCGGAACTCTTGACGCCTTTGGTGACAGTTCATTGCGATTAAATACGACCGGAGAATTTAACTCCTCATTTGGTCGTAACTCGCAATGCAACACAACCACAGGAACACGCAATGCATCGTTTGGATCAGGTGGTGCTGGTGTGTACGCCGCATTGCAAGAAAATTCAACAGGAAGTTATAACACCGCAATCGGCATCAGCGCATTAGGACAAAGCACCACCGCCTCCGACAATACCGCTGTTGGCTATCTTGCCATGTTCGCTAACACTACAGGCGTTGCGAACGTGGCCGTTGGACGGGCCGCTCTTGCCTCATCTACGACAGCATCGGGGCTTACGGCAGTTGGCGAACGGGCACTCAACGTTAACACCACCGGAGGGTACAACACAGGCGTTGGTCAGGTTGCACTGCTCGCTAACACCACAGGCGAGCACAACTCGGCATTCGGCACTGCTTCGCTTATTGCAAACACTACCGGCAGCTACAACACCGCGCTTGGTATGTGGTCGTTATACGCCAACACCACCGCCTCTGGCGGCACCGCTGTTGGTTACCAAGCAGCGTACACAAACACCACAGGCACTGAACTTACTGCTATTGGTTATCAGGCAGGTTATACGAACTCTACGGGCACTGTTCTAACTGCACTTGGGTATCAGGCCCTGTATTCCACAAATGGCGCGACACAGAATGTCGGCGTTGGGCATCGTGCCGGTTATGCGGTTACTACGGGTTCCTACAACACCACAGTGGGTGTCAACTCTTTGCGTTTTACGACAACTGGCGCGTACAACACTGCGCTTGGTGGTGATGCTTTATTCTCCAACACCACCGCCTCTAACAACACCGCTGTAGGCTATCAGGCGGGATATACGAATAGCACTGGAACGCGCAATCTATTTCTTGGTTATCAAGCCGCTTACAGCAATACTACGGGCAGTTACAACACGGTAGTTGGTGACAATGCCGGTTATCAAACAACCACGGGTAGTTACAACACATCCGTGGGTATGTCCGCACTTGCCAACACCACCACCGCCTCTAACAACACTGCTGTTGGTTATCAGGCTCTGTACACAAAGTCCACGGGCAGCAGTAACACTGCTATGGGCTACCAAGCCATTTACACAGACAACGGGGGCGTCTACAACTCTGCTTTTGGCTATCAGGCACTGAAGAGCCAGACGGCGGCAGACTACAACACAGCAATCGGGACATTTGCCCTTTACTTCAACACCACCGCCTCTAACAACACTGCTGTTGGTTATGCGGCCGCATATAGCAACACCACTGGTACAGCCAATGTAGCAGTTGGTGGACTTGGTGGTTCTTACACCGCTTTGAATTTTAACACCACAGGCAGTTACAACACTGCTTTGGGCGCAGGCTCGCTAGGTCAAAACACCACCGCCTCCAACAACACGGCAGTTGGTTATCAGGCGGGGTATAGCAATCAATCCGGCGAGTACAACACCTTCATTGGCCGTGCGGCTGGGTACGCTACCACTGCGGGGTTTAATGTGTTTGTTGGCGATGCATCCGGTGCAGCCAATACATCAGGTAGGTTTAATTCGGCATTGGGAAGAAGTTCACTTGATTCAAATACAACCGGGGAAAACAATACTGCGATAGGTTTTGAAGCACTCCAATCCAACACCACGGCCAATAACAACACTGCTGTAGGTTATCAGGCGGGGTACAGCAGCACCACCGCTGCCAACAACACTTTTATCGGCAGGCAGGCGGGTTATTCGGCCACCACCTCCGGATACAACGTGGCAGTTGGCATCAACGCCGGGTACAGCCTTTCTACCGGCACAGTTGCATGGAACACCGTTGTTGGAACTACTGCTGGGTACAGCGTCACTACGGGTGTCGGCAACACGCTGATTGGGGGCAACAGCACTCGCCAGAGTGGCGCAGGCTATTACATCACCACCGGCTCCAACAACACGGTTCTTGGCGGCTACGACGGCAACCAAGGTGGCCTCGACATCCGCACTCTTTCAAATCGGATTGTTCTTTCCGATGGAGACGGGAATCCAAGGGGATATTTTGACGACAATGGAAATTTCTTTGTCGGTGCGTTTACGCTTACTAACACCGGAAGTTATTTTGCCTATAGCCCTGGCAACACTTTTGCTGATTTTGGGCACGCAACAGGAGTTGCCTCTGGGGTCAGTTATCAAAGATTTTTTTACAACGGAAACTTGATTGGAAATGTCGCCCAAGACGGCACGGGCGCTGTTGCGTATAACACGCTTGGAACCCCTGCAAACGGCGCACAACTTAATCAAACAGGCATCACCTTCCCCGCCACCCAATCCGCCTCAAGCAACGCCAACACGCTGGACGATTACGAAGAAGGCACGTGGACGCCAACGGTGTTTGGGGAAACGACCGCAGGAACAACAAGCTATACGATACAAACAGGCAGATACACAAAGATTGGAAATTTGGTGACTTGCATCTTCCGTGTTGATTGGACTTCTGCTACTGGTACAGGATATATCAACATTGGGGGTTTGCCGTTTACTTCCGAGAATGTTGTAAACGCATACGGTGGCGGCCCAATTAACGGCATGGGCACTGCAACTGTGTATGGCGCCAACAATACTCAAGTTTTGCAGATTTCTAACAATGTGTCCTATATGCGGGTGATGAACATACCTGTTGGAGGTGGGCAAGATGCCCCAGCAGCAGTGCAAGCAACTGGAATTATTCTTGCAACAGTTGTTTATCGTTCTGCGTAAACAAAAGGAATCACCATGTCTACATTCACCGAAGTCACCTACATCTCTCAATTTGACATCCAACCCAACGGGTGCATTGGAGTTCGCAAGAGCACCGATGTTCTCAAGGACGGTGTTGTCATCTCGTCAACCTATTGGCGTTGTGTTCTCGTGCCCAACGATCCGCAGGCATCCACGGTGCTTGATGAGGCTTACTACCTCAACATCGCCACATATGCTTGGAGCCAGCCATCGCCCCAGCCGTATGATCCGAATCCCCCAACCGGAGTCTAACCATGACAACCTATGCATGGACCATCGACCAGATGTACACCCTCGACACCCCCGAGCCGGGGTTCGTTGTTAATTGTCTGTGGACCCTGACTGGCGTAGACGGCCAGTACACCGCATCCATCGGCGGCAACACGCAGTTCACCGTTCAAGAAGGTACGTTCGTGCCCTATACGGACCTGACCCCCGAAATCGTCATCGGCTGGGTTCAGACGGCGCTCGGCCCGCAAGGTGTGTCAAACTTCGAAGCCTGCGTGCAGGGCCAACTGAATTCGATGATCAACCCACCTGTTTCACCCCAAAACACACCTTTACCTTGGAGCCAAGCATGAAAGAAGTGACCATCACCCTGACTGTTGAAGAGCTGAACATCCTGCTGGCCGGTCTCGGCAAGCTACCCCTTGAGATGGCGGTCGCCGTCTTCGGGAAAGTCAAAGCGCAAGCTGAATCCCAGCTACAAGCCGCAGATCAACCCCAAGCGTAACTGAGGACCCCCATGACCACTGCCTACACCCCCATCCTTAAACTGGCCCTGCCGGTGACCGGAGAGCTATCCGGCACATGGGGTACGGTTGTGAACGACAACATTACCTCGATGGTTGAGCAGGCAGTGGCAGGGCTAGCTACGATCAGCACGTGGACAAGCAACACTTCACATACGCTCACCACCGCTGACGGCACAAGCTCTGAATCACGCTGCGCAATGCTTGTGTTGGCTACCGGATCCGGCGGTAGTGCGCTTATTGGGCCGGGGGATGTCACCTGCCCAGCGGCGTCCAAGATGTATGTAGTTAAGAACGGTACATCTTTTGCGGTCACGGTTAAAGCAACAAATGTCCCTCCGGCCCCGCCGGACCCGGGCGTAGCCATCCCTGCGGGCGAGACTGCCTTCTTGTTCTGCGATGGCACCAACGTCAATCAATGCGTGACGTCCTTCGTCAATGCGACGCTCTCAGGCAACCTGACCGTCAATGGGAACACCACGCTGGGCGACGCGGCAACGGACACCATCACCGCCACCGGCCAGTTCAACACGGACCTGCTTCCTTCCACCGACAATGCGCGGGATCTGGGTTCGACGGCCAAGTCGTGGAGAACTCTTTACTGCGAGACGTCAGTTCTGACAGCCCTCGTCACGACGACCAACCTGCAAGTCACTAACATCAAGGCAAACGATGGCGCTTCCGCCATCACGATTGCGGACTCCACTGGCGCGGTAACGGTATCAACGCTACTCAACGTAGACAATCTACGGCTTGAAGGGAACACGCTGTCCTCAACGGACACCAACGGCAACATCACGTTGGCCCCGAACGGCACGGGCGACGTTCAGCTAGACGCAGACACAATCCGTGTAGGCGATTCCGGAGCGAATGTCACCATTACTTCCAACGGTGCGGGCGATCTAATCCTAAACACCAACTCAGGAACGAACTCCGGCTCCATCACTATTGAGGACGGAGCAAACGGGGCAATCAACCTTACGCCCAACGGCACGGGCGCGGTCGTGCTTCCTTTGCTTCGCCTGTCAGGCTCTACCTCTGGCTACGTGGGGTTGAAAGGCGCCGCCATAGCGGGGTCTGCGACGTACACACTGCCTGCCGCTGACGGTACAAATGGACAGGTCTTGAGCACCAATGGGACGGGCACGCTGTCTTGGGTGGCCGCCGCTGCAAGCGGCGTTACGTCATTCTCGGCAGGTACGACAGGGCTTACGCCAAACACGGCTACCACCGGTGTGGTGACCCTTGCGGGTACGCTAGCAATTGCTAACGGCGGTACCGGGCAGACTACCGCAAGCGCGGCGTTCAACGCTCTTGCGCCGTCACAGACCGGAAACAACGGGAAGTACCTTACGACCGACGGCACGAATACGTCTTGGGCAACGGTAAGCGGCGGTTCCCCCGGGGGGTCAACGACGCAAGTCCAGTTTAACGACGGCGGGTCCTTCGGTGGAGATGCAGACTTTACGTGGAACAAAACTACAAATACGCTCACCATAGCCGGAATTAACTTTGGGCGGGGCGGTGGAGCGGTTTCTGCAAATACTGCAATTGGTTATCAGGCTATCAATGGAACCGCAACCGGGAATAACAACACAGCGGTTGGATTTCAGTCTTTGTTTGCGTTAACGAGTGGCGCGGCAAACACAGTATACGGCGCGTCAGCCGGCGGTAGCATTGATAGCGGGAGCAATAATGTTATACTCGGGGCCAGTGCTGGGGGAGCAATTTCCACTGGCGCTTATAACATCGCTATTGGGTCCTCTTCAATTTCAAATGCCAACCCAACTTATAGTATAGGCATCGGTTTTAGAACCGCTCGATATTCTGCAAATAATGTTATAGCGATCGGCCATGAAGCTTTGTCGGAAAACATCTCTGGTGCCGAGCATGTGGCGATTGGATATCAAGCGCTTGATGCAATCATTACTAATAATAACAATACTGCAGTAGGATCTTTCGCGCTTAGCGGATCTATTGCTGATGACAATACTGCATTTGGGACCCGCGCGGCTATTAATTTAACGACCGGCTCCGGCAACACAGCAATTGGATCCAACGCATTTTCTACTTCAACAGTCACTGGAAACAATAATACGGTTCTTGGCTATAGCGTCGCATCTACGCTTACATCAGGGGCGAATAACCTCATCCTTGGCTACAACGCAGCCTCGTCTACCGCCACAGTCTCCAATGAAATCACCCTTGGCAACTCGTCGATTGCCACCCTACGCTGCCAAGTCACGACCATCACTGCGCTCTCCGATGCGCGGGACAAGAAGGACGTGCAGGACATCCCGCTGGGGGTAAGCTTTATCCAGCGTTTGCATCCGGTCTCGTTTGTCTGGAACACTCGGGATGGGGGCAAAGTAGACGTGCCGGAGTTCGGGTTTATCGCTCAAGAACTTCGACAGGCCCAAGCCGACCACGGAGTCACGCTGCCGGGGCTGGTCCACGACATCAACCCTGAGCGCCTCGAAGCTGCTCCGGGTACACTTATACCCGTGCTGGTTAAGGCGGTGCAAGAACTTCAAGCCCAGATTGACGATCTAAAGCGGCAACTCGCCGCTCGCGGATGAGACGCCGGAGTGAAATACTTTCGCTGGTAGATCGGCTAAATAGTTCAACGTGAGGTGGCTAGTATGGCTGATGGCGTTCATAGTTCTAATGATGCTTACGTTAGCCGAGATATCCCGGTGAGGCACGAAATCCGTATGCTGAAGGCTCAGGCCAAGGCTGAGCTACAAAGGTTGGAAGCGGAGTCTGCGGCTAAGGAAGTCGCCGGGAAAGCGATTGGAAAGCATGGTCTGGCATACATCACCGCTATCGTCATCGTCGGTGTTGGGGCTAGCCTCTTATTAGAAGAGTCCAAGATCGCTGCCGTCATCGGCTTGGTCAGTGCAGCCCTGACTGCTCTTATAGCCATGCTGAACGGTATCGCCGGGGCTAATCCGAAGCAGGAGAGGCCTGAGTTCGCAGTGATCAATTCGCTTATTGAGCGTTTAGACAAGCTCGACCGGAAGGAGCCTTCCATGAAAGTGGATGTGACCGAGGGCCGGGTGACGGTTTCTAAGGGCGACGATGTAGTCACCACGCAAAAGTAACGAGATGGATGTTTCCAAGACAATCGGGACTGTTGCTGCCAGCGTTGCTGCGCTGGGAGGTGGCTACACCTTGGTGGATAAGGTGGGTTGGCTGGAAAGCCCGATTATCGTCTGGGCACCGGAGCACTTTAAGATCCCTTCTGCACAAATCGGGCAACCGATTGAGGTCACGGTGGCGAGGATCAAGAAGCGCGATGACTGCTCGGTGGAATCGTTCATCCCAAGTATCCGAGACGGCAAGGGCATGGTGCATGAGGCGGTCCCATCGAACCCCAAGTTCTCCGGCCCAGCCAGTCCAGAGATTGACACCTTTACCTACACATTGAGCGTCAAGTCTGAGATGCAGCCCGGAAAAGCCACTTTGCTTGCAACCATCAAGTACAAGTGCCCGGAAGGGGATAGAACAGTCTCCTACCCAAAGAACCTCAGTTTTAATCTGGAGGCAAAATGATCACCCTTTTTACGACTCTTCTCTCCTTTCTCGCTGGGGGCTTGCCTAAACTCCTTGGATTCTTCCAAGACCGGGCAGACAAGGCGCATGAACTGAACCTCGCGCGGATGCAGATTGAGCGGGAACTAGAACTCAGAAAGGCAGGTTTTGAAGCACAGGCGCGCGTTGAGGAGATCAGGACGGATCAGCTTCAGGTCAGTGCAGATGTGACGATGGCGCAGACAGCGTTAGCTGAGAAACAAGCCCTGTACGCACATGACATCGCAATCGGCGAAGGCGCAAGTCGCTGGGTGATCAACGCTCGCGCGCTGGTGCGGCCCGTCATCACTTACGGGATGTTTGCTCTTCTTTGCTTCATCAACCTCTTCGGCGCGGTGTACGCGTGGAAGCTGGGCACTCCGTTTGCAGAAGTAATCGCTACTCTGTGGGACGCCGACACTCAGATCATCTGGGCGTCAGTGATTTCGTTCTGGTTTGGAAGCCAAGCGTTCAGCAAAAAATGAACGCGCTGATCAAAATGCTCAAGCACCATGAGGGGGTGCGATACCGCCCATACCGATGCCCGGCGCGACTTTGGACCGTGGGCGTGGGCCACGTCATTGACCCCTCGCATCTCAAGGTGCCCTATGAACGCCGCCTAGAGCTTCCAATCCCCGAGGGCTGGGACAGAACACTGACAGAGGCAGAAGTCGATGCGCTACTTCAAGAAGATCTTCAGCGGTTTTTGCCGGGGGTACTCCGACTATGTTCTGTGGCTCCTCTTAGCAATCGCCATCTGGCACTCGCTAGCTTTGCTTTCAACGTCGGTTTAGGTAATCTTCAAGCCAGCACGCTGCGGCAGAAGCACAACCGGGAAGACTACGAAGGCGCTTCTGAGGAGTTCAAGAAGTGGAACCTGAGCGCCGGGAAGGTGTTGCCGGGGCTGGTGACTCGCAGAAACGATGAGCGGGCGTTGTACTTAAAGGCGTAACTATGCTTAAAAAACTTCTGCTAAAGCCCGGCGTCAACCGTGAGAACACGCGGTACACCAACGAAGGCGGATGGTACGAGTCTGAGAAGGTTCGCTTCCGGCAAGGCACGCCCGAGAAGATTGGTGGCTGGGAGCGCATCTCCAGCAATACGTTCCTTGGACTCTGCCGTTCGTTGTGGAGTTGGGTGACGCTTGGCTCTCAAAAGCTTCTTGGCGTCGGCACCAACATCAAGTTCTACATCGAGCAGGGCGGCGCGTACTACGACGTAACGCCTTTGCGGACCTCGGTCACACTGACCAATCCGTTTGCCACGACCAGCGGGTCATCAACTATCACAGTCACCGACGCCAACGGCGGCTATATCGACGGAGACTACGTCAGCTTTTACGGTAGTTCCGCCATCGGCGGAATTACGCTCCTTGGTGAGTATTCGCTCACGCTAGTCAGTACGACGTCGTACACGGTCAGTACCGAAGTTCCAGTTACGATTACCTCGGCAAACCCAGCGGTGCTGACCTGCCAGAATCAGCTTGCTAACGGCGTCGAGGTCACGCTCTCTACGACTGGCGCCTTGCCCTCTCCGTTTGTTGCTGGAACGCCGTATTACGTTGTAGGCACTGCTGGTTATACCTTCCAGCTTTCTGCCACTTCAGGTGGCGCGGCCATCAGTACGCTTGGCTCGGTGCAAAGTGGAACGCATAAGGTGGCTGCAAAAGCAACCTCACCCAGCGTTGCGTCAGGTGGAGGCACGGTACAAGCCCTCTATCAAATTAACGTAGGTCCTTCCGACGCGGTGCCGACGGTAGGGTGGGGTGCGGGCTTGTGGGGTAGCGGCGTCTGGGGGACGGGCGGGAGTTCAACAGAGCCTTTTCGGCTCTGGAGCCAGCAGAACTTCGGAGAAGACCTCGTCTTTGGCTACCGGGGTGGGAAGATCTACTACTGGGACGCGACGATTGGCGTGCTTCCGCCTAGCGTGTCGATTACGATCGCTTCACCTGCGGTCATTTCAACTAGTGTGCCATTCGCAAACGGCACGCCCATTCGCCTGCTGACAACCGGGGCCCTGCCCACGGGGCTTTCCGCCGGCACCTTGTACTACGTGGTGAACTCAAGCGGGACTGCGTTTAACGTGTCGAGCACCGCCGGTGGGTCGCCTATCGCTACGACGGGCACGCAATCTGGTACGCATAGCATCTCTGCGCGAGCAGAACCGCTCTCCAGTTACGGCGGCGCGTCTGGCGTACCCATTTCGCAAAACGTCATCTTGGTGTCGGACATCAACCGGTTTCTGTTTGCGATGGGGTGTACGCCTGAGGGCAGCGCCACGTTTGACCCAATGCTGATCCGCTGGTCTGACCAAGAAGACCCCTACAACTGGACGCCCGATGCAACCAATCAGGCGGGTTCGCTCAGGCTTTCTCGCGGGTCCGAGATCGTTGCGGCTACACAGTCACGGCAAGAGGTGCTGGTCTGGACGGACTCAGCGCTGTACTCGCTTCAATACCTTGGCGCACCGGATGTCTGGGGTGCTCAGATCCAAGGCGACAACATCTCGATTGCAAGCCAGAACGCAGTGGCCTTTACGAACGGTGTGTCGTACTGGATGGGGAAAGACAAGTTCTATATGTACGATGGCCGCACGCAGCCGCTTAATTGCGATCTGCGCCGCTACATCTTTGAGGATATCAACCCCTTGCAGTTTCAGCAGGTGTTTGCGGGCACCAACGAAGGTTTCAACGAAGTCTGGTGGTTCTACTGCTCCGCCGGCTCTGACACAATCGATCGCTACGTGATCTACAACTACCTCGAAGCCAATGCGCAAGGCGGACGGGGGGTGTGGTACTACGGGCAGATGGCGCGCACCGCATGGCTGGATTCGGGAGTGCGGGACTACCCCCTTGCGGCGACCTACGCCAACAACCTTGTGAACCATGAGCAAGGGCTTGATGACAACGTTACAGGAACGCCGCTCCCGATCACTGCTTCGATCACCTCTGCGCAGTTCGACCTCGACGACGGCCACCAGTTCATGTTTGTCTGGCGGGTCCTGCCGGACATGACGTTCGCCAACTCGACGGCAAACGCGCCCGCTGCTACGATGTACCTACTTCCAATGCAGAACTCCGGGTCTGGCTATTCAGTCAACACCGCAACGGATGCCAATCATTCGGTCGCCAACCAGAGCTATCGAACGATTACGCGGACTGCAACCCTGCCGATCGAACAGTTCACTGGGCAGATCTACACTCGGATACGCGGGCGACAGATAGCGATGAAAGTGGAGTCAACGGGGCTTGGTGTGACGTGGCAGCTAGGCGCTCCGCGCCTTGATATGCGGCCTGACGGGAAGCGCTAGATGGCCGCGCAGATCCTCAAGGTTGCTACCCCGGCGCTTCCGCAAGCGACGGATCAGTACGATCGCCCGTATCAAGACCAGTTAAACAGTGTGCAGCGGTTGTTCTACAACCGGCTTACGCAGTCCTACAACAGCCTGATCAGCCCACCCCTGCCGGGGGTGCCCCCCGGGGGGTCAAATCTGTACTTCCCCTACGCAGCCATACAGCGCACAACTGATAAGACGTTCACGGCCAACACGGCGACTGAGATTACGTTTGACGAAAACGATTTTCTTTCCGCCTGCACAAACGACGGGACGAACGGGATTGGGGTTGAGGTAAGCGGCATCTACAACTACCAATTTAGTGTGCAGTGGCGGAACACTTCAGCTCAGATCCACGACGCATGGATTTGGTTAAGAATTAATAGCACTGACGTAGCCGGAACTGGTAGTCAGTTTTCAATTGTTTCAAGACACGGCGGAGTTGATGGACACGCAATCGCAGCGGCTAACTTCTACGTGCAGCTTACTGCCGGGGATTTCGTTAAGATGTTTGCTGCGGTGGACAACACAGCCGTATCGATGGAAGCCTACGCTGCTATTACGTCTCCGTTTGCCATGCCGTCTATTCCGTCGGTCGTCGCAACCCTGTCCTTTGTGAGCGCTGTATGAAAGAGCTGACTACGCAAGAGATCGTTCAGCGGGATCCCGGCGTCCAGAAGAGCGGGCAGGATTGGCGCAAGATCTACTACGTGATGGCGAAGAGCATCGAAGCCGATACCCATCGGATTGTCCGCGTTGCAAACACGCTGTTCTGGGTGCGCCTGTTGCCGAACAATGAGGTTACCTTTACGGTGCTAAGCGCGGACCCAAGGGAGGCTATGCGCGAGAACATGCTTGAGTTTGCTAAAGCCCTTGAAGCCGCAGAGCTAACCATCTCTGAGGAGCAATGATGGGATGGAACCCTATAAAGTGGGTGCAAGAACGGGCGGAAGACGTCGGCGAGGATCTATCCGGCTTTGTACGCGGAGCTGTCAACGTTGTTGAAGGTGTCCTTGGCGGCGTAGTTGGAGTCGTTGAGAAGGTTGGCGGGACGCTGGGGAAGACAATCGAAGGTATTGTCAGTAACCCCCTTCCTACGATTGCTTCGCTTGGCCTCACGTCGATTGGCGTCCCCCCAATCCTTGTTAGTGCTGCGTCCACCGCCCTGCGCGGTGGGAAGATGGAGCATTTTGTTCTGGGCGTTGCTGGGGCATACCTTGGTGGGCAGCTTGCTAAAGGCGTCTCAGAAGGGATGTCGGCGGCCAACAAGGCGTTGGTCACGTCTGTCCTAACCAATGCCGGTGCGGGGGCTGCGACAGGGCGCAATTTTGATGAGATCCTCAAGGGGGCGATCACCGGGGGCGTAACGGGCCTGATTACAAATATTGTCCGTACAGAATTCAAGTTAGATCCGAAGCAGTTTGATGACAAGCTAATTCTCAACGCTACCACTGCAGCAACGAAAGCAATCCTAGCTGGCAAACCGTGGGATGAGGCCGTCGGTGCTTCTATCGCTAACACTGCCATAGGCACGGCGGTCAATAGCGCTGCTTCGGATCTTCGCCGAACAAACCGAGAGCTTGCAGATACTCAGTCTGAGATCCAGCGGCACCTGAACAAAGCGGCGAGCTTCCAAGAGCGGATGGTCGCGCCGCAAGAGAAGTATGTAGAGAATCTATACAACCGGCTTGTTGAGGATGTCAATTCGTTTGACCCGGCAACGGATTCAACGGAATCCATCACGTTTCTGGCGGGGCGCTATGAAGAAGAACTAAGTGAACTGAACGATCTGATCGGCGATTACAACGAGATTGTCGCTCCGGTTGTTGGTACCGATGATGAGCCGGGCCTGCAGGACCAGTTCGATGACCTTCTGCTTGACCGAGATACGTTTACAACGCAGTTAGGGGAGATGCTCCCTGAGTATCAAGACCTTGTTGAGACCACCGGGGTGGATCTTGCGCGAGACGCTGCGGCGGAAGGCGCACGCGTGTTGGATGAGAGCACAACGACATGGGACGAGGCATTTAGCGCTGCGCGAGAGCAGGGGTTCAATGATGCAGATGCCCAACTCTTTGCAGACGACATAGTCGGCGAGCGCGGCACTGTTGGGCAGTTTTCGGAAGAGTCGATTAAAGAAGACTTAGGGTCCCGATGGGATGAGGCTACGATCGATGCGGAAGAAGCCCGCGATATGATCAAGGCCGCCGGGTTTGATACGGACAAATACACGATTACGGATGAGCAGCTGGAGAAGTCTGGTCTGCTTGGGTATCACGAGCCAGAAGAAGAGCAGTCTAAGCCGGGGCGGATTTATAGCCTCATTCGCGAGACGCCGGAGTGGCAAGCACAAGAAGCCGAGCGAGTAAAAACGGCGGGGCAAGAGTACGAAGCTACGCAGCAAACGGCTAGGACGCTGTTTGACGACACGATGGATGCGGATGATCGATTCACTGATCTTCGTAATGCGGCGCGGGACGAAGGCTTTACGTCCGATTGGTTCAGTGGGCCGGACCAAGCTCGCCGTGAATACGACGCAGTAATGAACGACCGTGACAGCACGCCCGAAGAGCGCCGCGCTGCGGTCGACAAGTTCAATGACCAGCTCGATGACTGGGAAGAGATCAAAGCCCCGCCGACGACCGTCGGTGAGTCTGTCAGCGATGTTGCTTCTGCTGGTACATCGGATGTTGGTACGAAGTCCTTCGCGCAAAGATTGGAAGAAAAATTATTTGCTGGGCTTGAAGATCGCGCAAACGAAACCGCGCGCGTTGGGTTTAGAGAGATTCTCGGCAAAATGCAGGCTGAGAATTTGTCTGAGGAAGCGATCGAAGGTGCGTTTGGCGATTTACGCAAGAACGCCGATGACTTCCTAAACGGGGTGCAGGATTTTGCGCCGGAAGACATGCCGCGAAATATCTATGTCTCCGGCACTGGCGGCGCGTTACCCGGCGAAATCGAAGGTGGGATCGGCAGTGAAGGCGGTATCGGTACTGAAACGCAGCCCCCTGCTGCGCAAGCTGTTGGTGATCGAGTCGTATCAGCGTTGTTTGGCTATGGATACGAGCCCGATAGCGGAGCGCCGGGCGTGGTGTTTGGCCCCGGATTTACGGGTGGAGAGGCGCCGGGAGAGCAACCTGCTTTTGCCCTGCCGCTCATAAGCAGGGATCCTGGTACGGGCGGCGTCCTACACAGAACGTCCGACCCTGAGTTCGACCTGCTGGTTATTCAAGGCAAAACTTATGCTGTCCCCAAAGACAGCACTGGCAATGGACTGCCAGACGGCGCGGTAGAAATATTTTTACCGCCAGACCAACTTGCGGAGCTTGATACTCGGGGGAAAGCCGCTGAAGCGGGGGCAACCGATCTCCCCGCTCAAGCTGGGGATACTGGGGACCAAGGCAAAACGGCTACTGATCTCGTCAAAGATTTGTACGGGGATCGCGCTGCTGATGGAACGGCGTCACAGCAGGGGGGAGCGGACAGCACTGGGGGAGCGGGCGGCGCTGGAGAGACTGGCGGCGCTGGAGAGACTGGCGGCGCTGGAGAGACTGGCGGCGCTGGAGAGACTGGCGGCGCTGGAGAGACTGGCGAGCCAACCCAACAAGTTCCCCCTGAAGTTCGCGATGAGGCGTTTACGCAGTTAGATCGTGCGTTAGATGATTGGACCTTCAAGCAAGACAGTGACAATCCGTCAGAGCGCTCTAGCGCGGAGAGAGAACTCAGGGACGCAATCGATCTAGTAAACAATTTGTTTGGCGATCTTACGAGCCAAGAGTACGACAAATGGAAAGATGAGCAGGCTAACAAGCCAAAAGTTCCCGACATCAAGACTGAATCCACTGCGGACACCAAACCTCCTGCAGATACTAAACCTCCTGCGGACACTAAACCTCCTGCGGACACTAAACCTCCTGCGGACACCCAACCCCCTGCGGATACAGGTGGTGGTACAAGCACAGGCACTCAGCCGGGTACAGGCACTCAGCCGGGTACAGGCACTCAGCCGGGTACAGGCACTCAGCCGGGTACAGGCACTCAGCCGGGTACAGGCACTCAGCCGGGTACAGGCACT